CTCTTTAATGCAAATTGTTCTTCAATACCTTGATATTTTTCAGCAGATGAGAGTCTTGAATCTATTATACTTTTCTGACTTTGCAGTATAGACGTTTGTCTCTCCAATAGAGTATTTCTTACAGCAAATGCTTCATTAGATTTAGAGTTATCTCTTGCATTTTTTTGTGTTATTTTCTCTATAGTTAGCTCTAAACCTTCCATTTTAGCCCATAGTAATAGTTGGGTTTCTAAATTATCAGTTTGCATTAATTGATTTTCAGTTACAGCTATTTCTACTTCTAGTTGTGCAATTTTTATATCTGTTAATTGTCTATTTAATTCGAACTTCTCTTTAATAGCATTTATACTACCCCTATTTGCACTATACTCAGCCTCTGCTAATCTATTTTTAATATCTAATTCTTCATTAGCTGCAGATACTGTTTTAACTGTTAATTCACTTAACTGTGATATTCTCTCTTTTAAGCTAGCAGAATTGAATCCAATGTCTGCCATTCTTTTTTGAGCTTCATTTAAACCTTCCTGACTAGTTATTGCTTCCTCATATTGAGTATTAACTAATCTTAATAGTTTTAATTCTTCATAATATGGTGATTTTTTAGCTAGAGCTTCCGCGCTTTTTGTTTTTAGTCTAGCAAGATCTTTTACTGAGGTATCTAATAATTTTAAACCTTCTGCTTCTTTTCTTTGTTCATCAGTTAATTCTTTCTGGATTTCAAGTAATTTATCTTTAGCTATAAGCTGTTCTTTTGTTAAACCTACTATAGATTCTTCTGCTAACTTATATGTAGTCAATGTTTGTTTTTGTTTTTCAGTTATATTATTTATATCTTGACCTTGTTTAAGTAATTGTGATTGTTCTTTTCTAATATCTATTACTGCTTGTTTTCTTTCTGCTTGTAATGCTTGTTGTTCTTGTAATTTTGTTGTTATATCAGTTAATGCTCGAACATCTGCTTCCAGTGTTACAGGTATTGGTGTTCCAGCTATTCTATGAAAACTTTCTATGTCAATTATTAAAGACTGCATCATATCTTCTGCAGAAGTATTATCAAAATTAAGTAATTTATCTAAGGTTGTTAATTTAGTTGCAGCTGCTATATTATCTATTTGTGATAGCATTAATTCCATTTGACCGGTCATATTATTCGCTGCAGCTGATGCTTTATTTATAGCATCAGTAATATTTTCTATAGGCTTTGCATTTAATTGTACTAAAGTGTCTTGCATTGTCTCAAGAGCTTCTTTATCTTTTGTAAAAGCTTCTTGTGATTGTCTAGCTGCCTTACTAGATAAATTCAACCAATCACCTAAAGGCCCTAAAGCTGCTGAAACTGCAAATGCTACTAATCCCCATCCTGTAGCTATGCTACCTATTAAGGATAAAGCTCTCCCACCTATACCTACAACATTACCCATTATACCTGATATGCTTATACTAGCTTTTTGTAATACACCTAGCTTTTTTTGTGAAGAAGATATTTGCTTTCCAGCTTCTTTTACACCACCACCTAAGAATCCACCTGTAGCTCCTGTCTGAAAGGCCGCTAGTCTGCTATTCTTTAATAAAAGTTGTTGTCTTTCCAGTTCTAAGGTATAGCGTTCTGCTTCTTTTTGCTTTCGCATCATCTTCTTGGTTATAGTATCTTGTTCTAATTCTTCTTTCTTTATTTCGCCATTTATTAATTTTCTAGTTTCTAAAAATTCTCTTGCTATTCGTTTATTTGTTCCATATACATCAGTTAAACGTTTTTCTGCCGCTAATCTGCTTTGTGAATCTGCTGCATTAAATGCTATATCTTGCTGTAAATCTAAATCCTCAAGAAAACCACTCTTTACTTGTTTTCTCGCATTATCTAATCCTGTTTTTGTTCCAGCAGTTAATCCTTTCGATAGTTTCTCAGCAGCTTCATCTTCCATAGAACTAAAATCTATTTTATGCATTAAAGATGCATTTAGATCATCTATCTCTTTATCTGTTTTGCTTTTTAAATCAAATTCTATAGATTCACTTAAGTCTGCGTTATCTAGTATTGCTATATCACTTTTTTTAACTGCTGCCATATCTAGTAAGGCATCTCTGCTATGTTGTAGATTTTTGGTCATATTAACTAATTCAGGTACAGCTTTCTTAAATATACCTTTAGCAAATATTGCCGCAACGGCGGCCAATGCTACTTCATTTTCAGCAAACATATTAGCTAGAGGTTCTAAAGCTGAATTAACAAAACTTAAAACAGTGTGTGTTAATTCAGTGAATGTAGCAGCTAATTTACTATATGAGTTTACCTGGGAGTCTACATCCCCAAACTTTTCAGTACCTTGTTTGACTAATTGAGCATGTATTGCCATTTGTTTGTCAAAGGAGGTCAGTTCACTTTTAGTTTTACCTAGTGTATCAGCATAATCTTTTAAAGCCCCATCTACACGTAGTATAATACCATACTCATCAACTAATTCCGGTTCATTTTTTACAACCGCTTGAGTCATACGATTAATAGCTTCAGGCACACTTCTACCTAGCGCATTCGCTGCTTTAGTAGCTACTTCAGCAATTTGGGTCATTTGACCACCAGATAATCCTGAAGATACACCTATAGAAGCGGAGCGTAGGGCTTCTTGCATACTTAATGCACCCTGTGTTACATCATTCATACTTTGAGCTACTGCACCATAACTTATACCTGTTGCTGCACTTAACTGTTCTGCTGATTGTACCATTATATCTATATTAGCTGCTTCACTTAATACTGTGAAAGCTGAACCTAACGCAAAAACATTAGCTGCTACTGTAGCATATACGTGGACCAAACCACCTAGGCCTTGAGACATCTTAGCAAAGTTGGCTGTTGAGTTTTTTCCCATTGCAGCCGTACCTTTTTCAAGTTTATCTTGCTCAGCATTAGCTATACCCATCTTCTTAATATAAGATCCAAGCCCCTGCTCTTCTAGTATGATTAACAACTCTTTTTTAGACAAACCTGCCATTTAATATTCTCCTATAGCTTTAACTTTTTCTTTTATTTTTACTTTGTAATTTAGTATTTACACTTTCTATTCTATAATTAGTTATAAAATTTAGTATGTCTATTATTGTAGTCCAATCAGATATATCTAATAACTCTAGATAAAATTTTATGCTACTTAAATCTTTACCTAAATAACCTCCACCCATGGAATCCCACTTATCGGGAAGGTATTGAAAAAGATTTAAGGCTTGCTGGGTCTGTCCCATTAAATCATCATAGTCTATAGGTATTTCCCCATCATCGGGATTAGTACCTAATTGCTCACACATTTCATAATAAGTGTACTTAGACATTCCAGCATCCATATTTTGTAGATAATTTTTTAAATTAGATAGTTCTTGCTCTAATTGGACTTGTTGAAAGTTGAAATATCAGAAACTACACTAGATAACCAACTATCAAAATCAGTTGAGTTCTTTAGTAAATCTAACGCATTTTCTGGTGTATAAGCTAAAGCTTTTTCTTTATCTTCCACTGAACTTAGATCTACAGGTAGTAACTCTGATAAATATGCATATTTTAAACCTTTCCAACCTTTTATTAACTCTTTAGAGTATAAAGATAAAAATAGATCATTATCCACTTCTTCTTCAGGTTTATGGCTGCGCTTGTTATATTTAGTAGTAGTTGCTCTTTCTAATAACTTTCTCATCTTTTCTTTACTTATAAAAGATACAGTTACATAAAATCCCTCTAGTATAGGGTGCTCTACTTCCATTTCAGTCTTTTCGACTATTAAACTTTTTAAATCCATTATTATTCCTTATATGTTAAAACAGCTGAGGTTCCCTTTCCCTTTATGTCTAGGTTTGCTATTTCATTAACTTTAATTTTAGGGTATTTTAATACTATATTATCTAATGCTATAGTTAAATTATCAACTCCACCACACCCTATAGATAATACTAAATTACTTGGATTATCCAGGTAACTACTTGTTTCTATACTTTGTATTAATTCATTATAAAAATTTAATGTACATACTTTTAAGTATATAGATAAATTTAAATCAATATCTCTTTTTTTAATTATTGGAGTATCGGAAGCATTAGTAAATCTTTTTGTTACTACACTGTTATAAGGATACTCTATGGTATTACTTATTAATATATTACTACCTGTTGAGGCTAAATTAAATATTCTTCCTGTTTGAGGAAAATCCATAACTATCTTAGTCCACATATTTTGTATATATGTTCCATCAGGTGCTGGACTATAATTTTCTATAGGTACTTCTTTGAAAATATTACCTATTATAGTAAATTCTGTTTCTGTTAGTTGGTTTATATCGAATTTAAAATTTGCTGATTGGGTAACTGCATTTTCTAGTTGGAATGATGCACCGTTATTGTATATAATAAATATATCAAATCTAGGGATATCATAGCTATTTACAGTTGTGAACACTATGTCCGAGGGATTAGTTTGAGAAGAACCAAATAAAGAATCTAATAATAACTTTTCAGCTATATTATTGACTGCATACGGTTTGGAATATACCGTAAACTTTATAGTTGTTTCTTTTACACCTTCATTTACTGTTAGATCTGTAAATTTAGGATTCCCTATGGTAGTGCGAGTATGACTAGAAGATACTTCTTTAGTGTTTATGTCTACTGAAGTGTCTTTGACGGGAAGTGATAGTAGAGTGGCAGATGTACCTGCCTCTCTAATACATATTCTTAAATCTTGCTTTAAAAGCATATCTTTATCCTCTACTATGTATTATTTCCCTAGTTACTCAACTTGGCAATAAAATTTTAAAAGAGGGAAGTCCATTTAATGTAAAGGCTATATTAGGGTTAATTTATATAGCCTCTATTTTTGATTTTAAGTTAAATCAGCATAGTATTCAATTGTTAACTCATTATTCTGAGTAATATCGGAACCCTGTGCTACGAATGTAATTTCTGTTGATATTACATCTTCTACGTTTACAGTTGGAATACCTACTTTAGCGTAAGGTATTAAGAAATGAACTTTAGGTGTTGAATTACATGCTCCTAAACCTATGTCCATATAGAACTGATTACTGGTATTTGTAGTATCTGCTAATAGATCATTTAATAATCCACCGGTAGCACTATCACAGTTATTTAAATAAGCTGTTAATGTACCTGTAAAGTTTCTTGTACCAACAAAAGACCCTACTGATAAGTTTACCTTACCTAATTCTTCTGGAACTAATGCTTCAATTGTATTATCTAATACTAAACTTCCACCTGTAATAGGTATGAAGTATTGCTTTCCTGGATCATATCCTGGAATTGCAGGGTCTACACATCTATATTCTGTGAAGTTTAACTTCTCAAATATACCAAGAGGTGCTACTCCATCTACTGTCATTATACTAGAAGCTGCACCTGTAGTATCAGAAATTATTACTAAATTACCTGAACTATCTATTGATGTTGTAGCTAAACCTGTTAGTTGTGTATTTAATTCTGTTAAAACATCTGCCACTGTAGCACCAATTGTAGTACTGTCAATAGTTAGACTTGTAGGGGCTGAACCATCTACAGCTACGCTTGCTGTGTATGTGTTGATTCCATCATAGTCATGAGAATCCCCTGGTACTAATAAGCCACCATAGTTTACACCTTGGTAACCAGCTGTTGAAATTTTAGCATTTTTAAATAATTCTATCAAGGATAGTTTATTACGTATAAATTCTACGCCTGCAGGTTCAGCCATATAGTCTGTTCCGGCCATCCAAGCTGTAGTATCTACCTCTTCCATTGTATTACCTAAACCTGCCCACTCAATAGTGGCAATAGCTGCAATATCAAAATCTATAGTAGCTGTGTTTAGTTGTACATTGTTAATTAAGTATGTAGTGTTATCTAATTGGAAGAATAAGTATAACTCTGTTAAACTAGGAACGTTTGAACCTAGAAAATCTATTTCCATACTTGGAGTACCTGGTATTACATTCTGTAAAGGTGCATCTGGTACTTGATTTCCTACAAATGCTTCCCAGAGAACGCGTTCTACTGCGTTTGAATCACTGTTACCATCCTTATATGGTTTAATATAAGTACTAAATGTAACATCTACTGGATCTAATGCTGTATTATATGATCTTTGACCACGTGCTACAGTACATCCAGATTCAGATAATCCGATTGTTTCTTCTTGTGTTGTTTGTGAAAAAGAATACCCATTTAATACAGGTACTTCCCATGTATTAGTATTGTTATTTCCTGTTTTTACGGTACTAACGAATAATCGAGTACCACGGGCTAAATTAATTGCCATTTTTTATTTACTCCTACTTAGTATATAACCTTAGACTTTTGTTTAGATTAATATAACTATATTATATTGGACATGGTCCATATGGATCGCAATCACTCATTAGTGGATATCTAACTGTTGTTGTTATTTCACCTATAGCTAAAGGCTTCATTACCCCTTCATCTGTTGTTAATGAATTAATTGTTATTTCAGTGATTTCTTGTCCAGGTAGATACTCTAAATTATTATTCCTATCTAACAATACTTCTATGTCTTCAAAAAATTGTTCAAGATCTACTTCAGGGTCTTCACCTTTAGTATAAACTCTAATTATAACTGTTAAAAATCCCCATTTAAAGCCTCCAGGCTCATATTCTCTAAATTCGTCACCAGATACAACACTTAAATAAGGGAATTGCCCTATTTCATCCCAAAAACGTAACTTATTTTCAGCACTATTAAATATATTAGATACATATGTAGTACCTTCTAGATTAGCATTGATTAGCTCTACGAATGCTTTGGATATTTTATTTCTTCTGCTCATTGTCTAGGTCTCACTTTGAATTTACTACCTATTATCTTTGCAGCTGCACTTCTAATAGACTCCTGTATTATTTTAGTAGGTTCTCTTCCAGGTCTATGATGTGAGTGGCCTTGTTCAAATGCCACATAAGGGTTTTTTCTATAATTGTACTTTACATCTATATGATTCTTTGCCTGTTCTATATCTAATATAGATACACTTTTTGTGAATCTACCAGTTCTTGTTCTAAAATAGTCCGCTGCATCCATGTCTTTTCCTACAGCTAAAGTAACAAATGGTTGTAATAATTGTTTTAATAATTCTACGTTATTTGTTTCTGCCTTTTCTGTTGCATGTATTACTTTTCTACTTACTTTTTCTGAATATACCTTAGATGTTTTCTTAACTGCACCTTTATTAGTTAAAAAAAGTAAGTCTATTTGATTTCCTATTTCTTTTGCTGTGTTATCTAAATAACTATTTATTAAATCTTTTCTAGGTAATATAGCTATAGGAACATCACTTTTTAGATGTATTCTACCACTTAATTTATTCTTTTTTAAAGCTATATAATCTCGAACTGTTAAAGCATATTCTACACTCTCAGAAGATGTAGATTCAACTTCTATGTCCATAAACCTATTTAATGAATCTAAGTTATTAGATATAATAGTATTGTAAGACCTAGATACTATATTAGTATCTCCATCAAAGGTTGGTAAAGTGTTTAATTTCTTTTTTGTGTTATCATCGGTAACTTTTACAACATATATTGGTTTTGTTTGATTTAACAAACTAGCTCTTAATGCTTTAGTAAAATGAGCAATGCTCATACTAAATTCCTGTAGTTGTTTAATACCCTAATTATATGATCAGGGAGTTTACTTACATCTGTGTCCTTATTTGTACGTTCAACCATATTAGTTCCTAATGATGATTTAGGATTATACTCAGTTTTTCTGAAATGCTCTGTTAGATCGTATACTGATTGCTCTAAGTCAGCAGGTATACTTTCACTACCCGCTGTATATAATATTCTTATAGCATTATGCGTTATACCTTGCTGAACATAATTGTTCAATAGAATGTAATCACCTCCTACAAAATAATCTGTATATTTGACTCCATTTGTATAGCTTTGACCTCCATCAGCACTAAAACCTACGCTTATATCTATTACGGGATAATTATCCAGAAATATTTTACTTTCTAGACCATCTGCATACTGCGATATCTCATCTTCTGAGAATAATTGTCTTCCACAGTAATTTTCTATAAAAACCATGCTAGAGTTTAAAACAGGTTCTAACATATTATCTTCTGTATCATTCGTTGATGATATGGATTTATATGTTTTAAATCCATCTAATGTTGGTGTTCCCATCTCTAGCCTCCTTTGCTGCCTTAGCTAATAACTCTAATATAAAACTATTAGATAAGACAAAAGCTACCTAAGAGGTAGCTTTTGTAAAAGTGTTTAGATTACGCTATCCACTCTAATGTTGCTGCGCCTTCGCCTGCGATCATATCAATGAATCCCATACGACGTGTTGCTACAATAACATTCTTCTGGTTGATAATGTCTTTATCTTTTTCAACCATCATAGTTCTTAGATTACCTACATAGAAGTTTCCTGTGTATACACAAGTAACTGCAGTAGTTCCTATCGCTTTCGCTAAATAGCTATCAGATACTATTACTGGAGAACCATTTACTGAACCAATTTGTCCTTTAATAACAGTTGCTCTGTCACCAACTAAGTCCATAGTTCTGAAATCTGGATCTTCTAGTAAATCATAGTATGCATCTTGAGATACGATGTATTTAACATCTCCAGGATTTAATCCCCAAGCACCTAATTGACGTCTTGTTGCTTGTAAATCATCAACAGTAACCTTAGCACCTACAGCTACTTGAACAAGATTTTTACCTGCATCAGCTGCGATAGCTGTTAATCCTTCGAAAGGAGAAACTGCGTCACCACCAGTACCTAAACCAGTACCACGTAATAACGATTGATCTGAAGTACGTGCCATTCTGCGTGTTACAGCATCACGGATGATAGGTAAGATTGAAAGAATTGTATCTTCTTCTTCTTCGTAACCTATGAATTCTTTAGATGCTAATTTGTGTGCAACTAAAGTTGTTTCACCCATTTTATGATCTACTGCAGTACCTGTAGATGAACCATCTGTACTACGGAAACTAGATGTGCTAACCCATTCTGCTAATCCTGCTTCTGGATTAATAGGGATTTGCATACTAGGAGTATTCATTTTTAGTGTTTGGAATAATGGTTCTAAAACTAACTTATCCTTCATAGCATTGAAGATAGTAGTGCTGAACTCTTGTTCCCAATCGGCAGAAGGTGTATGTTCTAAACCAGACTTTTGTAGAATTTCTTTGTAGAACTTAGTATCTTTGATATCTCTACCTAAGATTTTAGAAACTAATACAGCATCATCACGCTGAGATTTAGTGAAAGCTTCACGAGCATCTCCTGCATCTTGGAAACTCATTTTGTTACGAGTAATTGCAGCAATTTCTTCAGATTTCTCTTTTAAGCTAGATTCTAAGCCTTTAATTGTTTCTGACATTGTGCCAGTTGACTCTAAGAAACGAGCCTCTACTTCTTTTACTAAATCTTCTACTTGAGATTTTACTGCTATTTTAGCACTTTTTTCAGCTTTTTCAGCTTTTTCAGTAGCTTCTTTTTTAGCAACATCATCTAACATATCTTCGGCAGCATTTAAGTTACCTTTTGTAGAGTCTAGTTCTTTCTTCATAGCCTCTAATTGGGCTTTTAGTTCTTCTTCATTCATTTTTTGTTTTTCCTTTAAAATCGCGTCTTCTACGCTTTTTTTATCTGAAGGGTCGGGAGTAATTACTTCTTTACCTTCATCAATGTTTACGTCTGTAACAGACGCGCTTTGTTTAGAGATAAACTCTTGTTTATACTCTTTTTTAATTTCTTCCAGTTGTTTAGCTACCGAGAATAAAGAATCTTGATTAGCTGGTATTGATACTACTGAAACCTCGTATAGTTCTAAATCTTTTATTACAAATAAGTCAGTTGCGCTATCATAATCAGCATCTAAAACTCTAAATCCTATACTAAATGCTTTTAAGATACCTTCTTTAATTAGTTCATATGTTTTTCCGGCTGCTTTGCTTATTTTTGCTTTTATATACAAGCCTTGTGTGTTAGATGAAACCTCTAAGGCTTTACCTATAGGATCGCTGTAGTTATGATTAAACAATATAATACTATTATTATTATAGTTATCTAAGCCGCCTTTCTCATAAGCTTCTTGTAGTACTATATCTCCCATTCTATCAACAGTCAATGCTGAATTTGCTAAACCTTCAATTATTAGTTCTTCATCGTCATCTGAGTCCAAAGCTTTAAAGTTGGCAAATAATTCTAATTTTTTATCCATTTACTCTTCCTTTTTATTGGGCTTCGCACCCTCGTTTTCTGTCCCAGAAGAACCTGGTGCAGCTGAACCAGCTATATTAGCTGGTATTCTAATTTTATTTAATGATTCATCGTCTAATTCTTCTAATCTTAAAGCTTCACGTGCCTCAGCTCCGGTCATTATACCATTATTAACTAATGAAGTATAATACTCACTGATTTCTTTTAAATCATTCTTAAGTGCCGGTACATTACTATATACTGGTTTTATATCAAACCCAAAAAATTGTTCTAAAGAATTCGATATTTTATCACATATTGGCATTACAGTATTATGATAGAATAATTTTTGATTTGGACTAATATTAGCATTATTACCTGATGTTAATAATACCTCTGGAACTCCCATAGCTTTCGCTATAGTGCTTTCATATGTTGCAATAGACTCATTAAAGTCTAGTTGACGCTGATCTGTGTGTCCTAAATTCTCTAAAGACATACCACCATCTAAAATCATTGGTCTTTTACCACCAGATGAAGGTCTATATTGTATGCTCCATTGTTCAATAGTTCTTGCTTTAAGTTTAGGACTTAGCATTTCTGGTACTTTTATAATTAGTCCTGGTATTGCATTATTATTGAAGAAATTTAAATGATAGTCTAACATAGTTCCTAACACATTTATTGTGGAAAGAATAGCTTTTAATCTAGAGTCTCCTCTAAAAATGGTTCTACTAGAATTGTCTTGACCCCATATTATTTCATCTGGGAAGAACTTTTTATTATCATATGTATAGTGGTTAATATAAGTATTTTTATCAACTATTATTTCCACTTTTGAAGCAGGTAAGTGATATAAATATCTGCCATCATAATATATAAAGTAATTACCTTCTAGTAATAAGTCTAGTATTAGTCTGCGTTTAAATAAGTCTGCACTTTGGAATTCGTTAGGTTTGAAATTTATTAGGGTATTTAGTTTATCAGGTCTTATAGATACTACGCCTCCACCTTTGACTGTATTTTTAACGTCATAAGTTATAGCTGCTGTAGAATCTGATATTAGATTAGTACATCTGTTTACGATAGGAAATCTTTCATAAGCTTGTATTACGCTGTATTCATTAATTGTTGTTGGCTGGGTTTCACCATAATCTGAATAGATTTCAGGCTGAGCCGGATTGAGTTTTGTTCTTAATTTATCTAACCACTTCATAACCTTTTATTCCTCTGAATGTTAAGCCACCTCTCTTGTTTTTTGGCAGTACCTAAACTTGGAGATTTACCATATATACCATGTAATCTAACATTATGGCACGTTTTACATAATGTATATGCTTGATTTACCATTTCGTCTTGATGTTCTTCTAGGAATTCATCTCTTATTATAAAAGCTGCTTCTGCGGTTAGAGGGTTCTTTTTATTTTTTCGTGCCCATTTATGATATAATTCAGCTACAGAATATATATGGTGAAATTGGAGATCTTCCTCACTTCCACATATATAGCATTCAGATTCTTTTACATACTGACTTTTAATTCCATCTCTTATATATTTTACTGGGTCTCTTTTTAATTCTCCCATGCACACTCCTTTGTACAATTTAATTTTTTAATCTTTATTTATAGTTCCATTATAACACGGGGGCAAAAATTTTTCAAGTATAAATTTTTAGTGGTTACTTTGATTTGATTTTGGGGCGTCAGGCGTCCCTACTGGTATCTGTTTTTCTAAAACTGAAACTTTTTCTTTCAATTCTGCTAAAGATTGTTGCACTAGAGTTAATGCTGCTCCATAGCCTTTAGATATATTTTCTAAATCTTCTTGTCTTAATGCTCTTGACATTTCTTTATCTCCAAAAAAGGCCAGGATCTCTCCTAGCCTTTATTTTTACTTAGCCATACCTTGAGGTATAGTTCCGTATTGTAAATGGTGCACAGGCCCCATTATTACATCATATCCACCAAATATAGGGTTATATTCGATTGAAGTTACACGTATTAAAACGTTTCTATCTTTTGGCATATCACCTGTAGCGTGGTTTTCACCTACACTACTGACAGAGGCATCAGATAGACCGAGAACGCTAGCCACACTATTAGCACGGCGCATACCAAGAGCAATATTATACTTATTGCTTCCTCTTTCATCTGCATGTCCAATGATTGTAACTTGCGAGTCACGTAACTCAATTTCTTGGAGTTTTTTGACGCTATCATTACTAATCTCCGATTTATCAGTATCAAATAATACTGTATGATCTGTGGATACAGGCTCTGACCAATCTTTAGCTTCTACTGTTGCGAAGGCAACTAGACAGCAAAGTCCTATTATTAAATTTTTCATAACTTAGTACCCCAGTGAGACCCAGAGATCCTGTTCATTTCCTGATTCTAAAGAACCATATTGTTGTGTAGGTTTTTCAATACTAGCAGTAACCTGTTTTCTAGGTTGATGTGTTCCTCTAGCAGCTATAAAGCCTGCTTTGTCTTCTGGACGTTCATTATGACAAAAATATCTTGCATCACCTGTTTCATCGTATACACGCTCAAAAGCATCCCAATATGTTACTGATTGGCAAGAAATTTCACGTAATAAAACTTGATTACTAGCTTCAGCTGAAGTAGATAGTGCAGCCATAAGTCTTAAAGACTCTCTGACATTACATTCGCCATCATTATAAGCATTAGCAAAGTTGATTCCACCACCTGGAAGAGATAAACCACCACCTACAGAAACTACACAAGGATTAGATCCACCAGCAGTAACACCTGCGGCAAATACACCTGGAGCAGAATCTCTAAGATTTGGAGCTTCAACAGTGCTAGTATTCACAGAGGCATCAATCATGCCGATTGCTCCTGATTGTGATTGTGAGCCAGATAATGATCCAGCGTTAGCATTAGCGTCAGCAAAGGCTTGAGTAGATACCATAGATAATAACAGTACCATTGTAAATAAAATATGTTTCATATATTTTCTCCTTATAACGTGGTGACAAAAGCCACCATATATTACTTATGGTAAAGTGATGAATCCACCAGCAGCGCCACCGGCTCCTGTTTCGTTAGCCATACCACCGCCTAAACCAAAAGCTTGTAATGGATTAGTTGTTGCGTTAAGTGATGCTGAGTTAGCTGTACCAATTTGGTAGCCACTTGTATTAATAGTTGTTAAGCTATTATCTAGTGTAGTGATTGATCCTAAAGAAGAACCTGAAGCATTACCTGCTATATTAGCTGTTGTGCTAATAGCTCCACCATTTTGAACACCAAATACTAAACCACCAGACTGCTGTGCAATCTGAGAATTATTAGTAGCAATACCTGCTCCAAGTACAAATTCACCACCACCAGCTTGACCGAAGATTGCTCCACCTGTAGCTCCTGCTTTAGCAGAAGAATCTTGAGCACCTAAAGCTCCTGAAAGCCCGAAAGCTCCACCAGTTTGACTACCGCTAGTAGCTTGTAAGTTTCCGCCTACTGAAGTAGCATATGAATCTTGGGTTAAGTTAGTAGTACCAGCTGCTGCATTTGAATCTGCTACAATAGCAGTTCCTGCGAAAGTTTGGTTTCCTGCGATAGAAACTGTATCTCTTTCAATTGTGCCATTTCCTGTTGAACCTGTTAAAGAACCTGAACCTTGTGCAGATTTACTTTGTGCTTGAGCGTCTCCGACTCCACCTACTAGTCCGAAGCTATTACCGTCAAAGTCAATATCACCAGCACCTGTAACTCCATTTGCACCTGCAGTTGCAGATCCACCTTGTGCAGTTAAACCTGCATTTCCACCAGTACCTGTTCCTGCAGAAGCAGAAAAGTTTTGGTTATTAGTAGCACCGGATGATACAGTATTAGCTGATACATCAACAGTACCTGCTCCATTTGTTTCAGTTGCAGTTGCACCTGTAGCATTAAGAGCTGTAGAACTAGATCCTTGTATAGACGCTCCACCCGTAGTACCGTTATTTATACCACCTGAAGTAGCACTTGAGCCACCTGTAGTACCAGCTATAGCACTACCAGAATAATCTACATCACTTGCTGCGTAGGCAGCTGTAGAAGTTAATAAAGCAATAGCCGAAGCTAAAATTAATTTTTTCATATGTCATTTTCCTTTTAAAAGTTTTTATCACGGTAGGGTGATATTATATGTTCTGACGTCCGGATCCTACCTTCCGAACGGAATGATTTCCACATTCATACGTATATTATACAGTGTATCCAAAAAAATATCAAGTATATTTGTATTTGGATATTAGTATACCCTACTTCTTGTTAAAAAAAGCGTCCCAAATACCTTTAGCACACCCTTTCTGATATATAGGCTGTATTGTTGCATCATCTTTAGATGCTGTACATGCCCAGTATCCATTATTATCATCGTTATAACTGCCCTGTAGACATGCTTTACATACTGCGAAATAATATCCACCTAAGTATGTTTTATCCTTATAATTTTCCCACTCTTGAGCAGAAACTGTTGTAGCACTTACTAATAGTAATATTGCTAGTAATTTTTTCATATTATATCTCCTTACAATTCTTTTCGACCTCGCGTAGGCGAGATTCATGATCATCAGCTTCTTTACGAAGTTGATCTATTAAAAGTATATATTGTTGTCCTTCTATCTGCTTATCTCCAATACTCTGGACTTGAGTATACAAGGCATATACACCGGTACCTAGGGCAGATAATGTTAAAGCAAGTAAAATAGGTAGAATTGTTTTTATAATATCATTCATGGTGCTATTTTCTCCTCTTTTTTATTTCTAGGTAGTGTACTGCTGTGACCGAAATTAGCTACAGCTTTGTATACCCACCAAGCTCTGATTCTCCACATACCGTCTGCTATACATATATCTTGAAGATGTTTATCTGCCTCACATTTAAACTTAAGGCTTAATAAACTCATTCTCATTAATTGATACAAAGCATCATGAACTAAAGAACCTCTCATGAAATCTTTAGTATCTATAGAAATGCCACTAGGACCATCCCAGGCATAACCACTTTTAATAGTTAATTCTCCTTTAGTTGTGAGAATTAAAAACTGAGTAGTTATATCTTTTTTAGGATAACAATTAGTTACAAAATAAACTTCTGCACAAAGCTGATATTTATATCCAGTTTTGTATTTAATATGCTTGGATTCTATCATGGGGCTGTAAACTCAAAGTGTGTTTCATTAGTTCCAACACCAACATCTAGTTCCCAGCCAACACCTATATACGTATCAACTAATTGATCAATCATATGCTGATCAACTTCCCAGTTAAGAACTACTATAATAGTAGTACTATCAATCGGATTACCTTCAAGTCTAGGATTAATCATGGCAATATAGTTCCACATATTGTTCTGATTGCGTAAATCAATACGCTGTTGAACTACCTCTGGGCCAATTATCTTTCTATTACTCATTATAAATCTCCTATACTATTGGTGTAATCTCTTCGACTATTAATACAACTTGTCTGCTTGAAATCGCTTGGTACTTATACGGACCTAGGTTAAATATATCGCCCGCTGAATAAGT